GTTTCAATGTGCGCTCAAAAAAGGTAGGGGTCATACGATCGCGCTTACCGCTGTTGCATTTAATACAAGCAGCAACCATATTGGTAGCTTCATCAGTTCCACCTTTGCTAATGGGTATCAAGTGATCCACTGTATTGGCTTCCTGTCCGCAGTAATGGCAGGTGAAGTAATCGCGCTCTAACACCAGCTTGCGAACTCTCTGATAATAGGCTGAGTTATATCTCTTGTGGCTCAATGCCATCCCTTAGTTTCAAAGTGATGCAAAGCTTTACAGCTGTGATTGTATCTGTGACGAATGTATTTAATGGATGCTTTTATTTGACCTTGAGGGCTAAGGTCTCTATACCAAGTAGATCGCATTTGGCCCAGCCCATAGTGAGAGCCATTCCTAGCCTTTGGATTCCATCGAGACTCGTAATGTATAAGCCAGTTAAAGCATTGAAACTCTTGCCAATTAAGAAGGTTGTAAGCATATAGTTTTAAATTCATATCTGCTTTTGATGGCGTTGGATTTATTATTGTTAGTACAGCTGCAATTAGCGTTGTAGCCATCAGGCGAAGACAAAGGCCCTCCCTCAACCTCCGCTTTAGGGCCAGCTCTGCGCCCGCGCTATGGCGAGATGGTAACATAGTTGTCAAGTAGGGTAACATAACCGCAGGTCAGAGCCTTTCTAACTTTTGAATCGCGTAATATGCTTGTTGAGGAACTACCCCATTACCTAACAGTTTTAGTTGTTGTGATCGAGATATATCCAAATCAGTTACCCAACCAACTGGCAAGCCCATCATATATTCAACGAATTCAGCATTTAATTTTGCGTTTATATCCAGTGGGTTCGGCGGTCTTCGCAAGCGCATCTGACGTCGTGAAGCAAATCGGCTCCCCAATTCCTGCATTGACCCGTCGTATGGCTGATATTTGTCGTTGGTGTCGCTAACAGTTTGGCTGCTTTGTTTATATCGAAGTCCCTCCCAGCTGCTCCCTTGTAATCCCTTGCTTGTGGAGTCGGTAACAGTTTTACTGCTCCCGCTAAGCTCAAATTGTGATTCCCTTTGATTCCGTTCCTTTGTAGATTCTCGAATGACGCTTCGCTCGCCGTTGGTGTCGGCAGGTTGAGCAAGGACGAACAATCGCTCTCTTCGGTGTGGTGCTCCGACATCACTAGCTCGAACAATTGACCATTTTGCGTCATACCCGATTTTGGTAAGGTCTGCGAGAACTTCTTTGAAGCCGAGGGTGAGATGTCCTCTGACGTTTTCCAAGATGACTCTTGAGGGTTGTAGGTGGCTAATAATTTTTTTGATATAGGGCCATAAGTGTCGCTCATCTGCTGATCCTTTACGTTGTCCAGCGGTGCTAAAAGGCTGGCAGGGATAACCAGCTGTCAGAATGTCCACCGGTTCAACATTCGACCAATCAACTTGCTTCATATCTCCCAAATTAGGCACTCCCCAGCGTTCTTTGATAACGATTGAGGCATATTTATCAATGTCACACATAAAGGCTGTCTTAGCCCCATAGAAGGCTTCTACGGCCATATCTAAGCCACCATAGCCAGAGCAAAGTGAACCAATCTTCATTCCAGTTCCAATACTTTTCTGACATCAATCTCTTGGCTTCCATTTAATCCAATTATGGCTTCTCTTAGCTTCTCACGTCCATCTCCGTGAAACTTAGTCATTAAGAATGGCTCTGACTGGCTACCTTCCAACCAATCAATTGGCTCACCATTGGGATCAATAACTAACTCATCAACGTAATTGAATTTATCCAATATCGCATCAACTGACGATTCTCTTACCGACTCAACTATTTCACTAGGCACATTGGCTTTCACCCAATCAATAAACTTCTTATCTGACTTAACCACCCACTTGAACTTTGGCTTAGTGGTCGTTATGTAGGCAACCACTTCATCGCCTAATTCAGCCTTTACTCTGTCTGCTCCTAGTTCGTCCATTTGGACTTTTAGCTCGGCTCTTAGTTCGTCCTTTAGCTTCTTGGCCTGATCCGCTAATAGGCTTATTGCCGCTAGCTTTAGGCTTAAGTCTTTTATTGTCATTTCTTACCCCTTGCAATAAACGCTGCTTTTTTAATGGCAAAGTCATACCAACAACGCCAACAATCAGTATCATCATCAAACTCCGAATGTCTCCAACAATGACCAAAATCAATTAAATCTTGTTCAATCTCTTTGGCTACCTTTTCTCTTATTTCTTGCTCTTCCATTCTGCTCCCTTTTCTTTGCTCTGTTTAACCGGACTTCTAATGATGCTAAATTTACCCCCATATCTCGGGCAATAAATTCTTTGTCAAAGCCCCACTCAAGTAGCTGTTTAATGTATTTAAGTGAATGAGGCTTAGCCATTACTTCTTACCTGCCCAACCATCGCCTTTGAAATGTGTCGGTGTTGGCGTCCATACTCGCCACATCACAACGCCGCACTTGTCGCAGGTGACTTCTTTGCGCATATCGAATCCAAGTGCAACGTCTTTAATGGCTTCGCATTTATCGCACTTGAACTCATATATCGGCATCAATGAACCTTTCTAAGGTGGCGTTGCCGTTCCAATAGCGCTCTTTAATACGCTCTTGCCCATCGGCTATTTTACAAATACGGCATTTAGCTGCTTTCATTTTGTAATTGCCGCATTGGTCGCAACGCGTTATCTCATCTTCCCGACTAATCACCCTGTCAATTGGATCAAATAAACGCTGTTCAAAGCAATTCTGACACTCCATCAACCAGACCCAAGCATCAGGCTCAATCTCGGACTCATACTTGGTTATGTAGTGATGCGGCGTCACCTTCTTGCAAGGCCCACATTTGAACGGGTGCATTTCATTAATCACTTCTGAAACGCCCACTTGCCATCTGATCCGATTTTCATCCATTTAGCCGGACATTGACGGGACTTATCGCGCTCGGTGCAAACCCAGCCTCGATACTCCTTACCCTCTTTGCTGCCTTGTTTGAGAATCATCGGTCCGTGATTGCAGATTGGAATCTCATCAATTACTTCGGCTCCGAGTTCTTCCGCAATAGCGCTGACATCCCAGACAATCGGCTCAGGGTCGTTTGGTCTTTGTTCTTTGACGAATTCAGCAAGAGCTGGCTTTGTTGTTTGAATTGGCTTCTTAGGCGTTTGGTTAGGTTTAGCAAAGTACCCAGCGAGGTTAAGTGCGCGTCCCAGACTTCCAGTTTCCGCCAATTCGAGGGCGTATTGTTTTTGCTTTGATTCCGACGATAGACCAGTTGTCCAAGCCGCAGCGTCAGCCTCAGTCCGGTATAACTCAGTTTTAACAATATAGACATCGCAGTTAGGAGTAAGCGATTCTTCCAATACGTGCGTTTTGATCCGATAGTCCGGATAAGCATTTATGAACTCCTTTAAGCGATCCTGCACACTTACATAATCATCAAGATAATTTGACATCTAATTGCTCCCTACCTGCGAAATCATCTATCGCAGCTTCTAGTTGTTCCTTTAATGACCAGAACGTTCCGTCTGGCCAGTTCTGTGCCTCATTGGCACAACGTTGGCAGTAAAAGCGCACCTGCATCCGCCTACTTGGCGTTTCAGATTGCACCTTCCATATCGCTGGCACTTGGGCTTTGTGATGCCAAGTCCCATCTTTCATTTGTCCCCAGCGCATTTTGCAGTAGTCGCACCATTGGTGTTGGTTATGATTGCGAGTCAAGCTCAACGTCGTCCCAATCTTCTGGTGAACTAAATCGGCAGAAAGATAAGATAGTGGCATATCCAATGAGATCGAGATACGAATCTTCGCGCTCTGGACTCTCCACCATTCTTGATAGTTTTGTTGCGATAAAGACAAGCGCCACGTCAGATGGGTCTCTGAGCTGAACACCGAGTTGTCTCGCGATTTTGTAAATGCGTAAAAGATTGTGCCTCGGGTCGCCATATTCAAGCCCCCTGTCATCGAGGGTGTTACCAGCGTCCGAGAGCCAGTCACTTAACGATCTCTCTGACATTTATGCTCGCCCGACCTCTCTTGTATCCATCATTAAAGGCTTTGGCTTTGATGCTCACATAAACTCGATAGCCAAGCCATAACGTTGAGCAATAAATTGCGAAGAAAACGCCCTCATTGAACATCAGCGTTCACCCCATAACGATCAAGCCAATAAGCTGAGATTTCTTCTCTGCTCAATCGCCCTCTTACTGATTTTCTACCTAGCGATTCGATTGCGTAGCGTCTGATTATTTGGCCTTTAACGTAATTTTTACCATCAGACCAAGCGCCAGAAGTAGAATCAAATCGGATTACTGCTGGATTATTTATCACTTACTCTCCCGTTCTGTAATCCTTAAATGGATTTACGGGATAAATGTATTTAATTAAATGGATTTATACAAGTAAGAGTTCGGAGTGTCGCAAGTCCAAGAATCCACAGAGCTTCTGAACCTTCTCGCCATTGGGGTAATCGGTCTTGGCTGGAAGGGCCTTTAATTGCCATTCAGGCTCGTTTATAGCCCCTAAATCGAACTGATAGACCCCTTGTGGGGTGGAGTTGATATACAGGGTTCTGGCGCCCGTTCTAGCCCTTATTTCGGCCAGATAATCCCACTTCTTCTTCTCAATCAAGAGGGTGGGGTAATGGGTGCGGCGGCACTTCATCTCAATATAAGCGTCGTTGGTAATGCCGTCGTGCCGGTCGGTCGGTGAGACTGGCGTTAAGTCCGGATAAACCGACTTTAGCGCCTCGAATAGTTCCACCTCGCGAAGGTAAATTAGTCGTCCTCTTCCCAATCATCGAGCGGATTCTTTATTGGGTCGCTCGGATCAACAATCCAATCGGGATAAGAGCTTCTATCCATCGCAAAGGCTAGAGCTGTGCCTTCGTCCATTCCGGCTTTGCGGCAAGCGTCATAAACTTCTTTGGCAGCAATAGCCCAGAAATCCAGCTTTGTAAGGATTGGCTCCTTCGTCGTTTTGCGACGTTTTGCCACCTTCTTCGCTGGTTTCTTAGCGCGCTTTCTTGTTGCCACTTCTAGCCACCTTTGCTGAGAGTGCTAATTCTAACTGAGACTCCATCTTGTCTAGGCGCGACACAATGGGCAGATTCTCAAGTTTTATGATGTATCTAAGTCCGGCAATAAGAAGGCCGATAGACCCCAGCACAGAGGCAAGGGTCGCAGCGAACTCAGAGACTTGCATTATTTGATTTTGCCGTAACGCTCGTAATTAGGGTTAAGCCAGTTAATGATGCTAGGCAAGACTGATACTAGCGCCGCATTTGCAATTGCGTCGAAATCCCAGCCCACCGCTAGATATGTCGCTAGAGCCGTCGCGAGGAATGTTTTCCCCCAGCTTTCCGCCATCAGTTTGAATTCTTTCATTTTTATCTCCTTCGAGGTCAAACCAGCTGCCGTCTTTGTCTCCCAAAGTTGTAAAGCTAATATGGAAATGCGACCGGTGAGGGTTAGCACCCCTGTATTTTCTGCGCTTCCAATTCATAATTGGACTCATAATTTTGCCGTCGTAAATAATATATTTAATTCGCTTGTCGCCTCGCTTCGCGCACTTGCGAATTTTCTCAACAAGGGCATAAGCCTCTTCTTTGTGAGCGCCTAAATCCGCGTCAATATCTAAAGCTCTGACTATCCCGTTTTTGTCTGGATTATGATCCGATTTTCTGACTGAATGACGGGTATCGCCCAACCACCCATCGCTCTTACGATCGCGATCCATATACATATCGTCCACCTGCTCGCGCAACTGAACGCCAGCCTTGCACAACTTAGCCAAGCAACACCGCAGCTTCTTCGGCGGTTAATCCAAGCTTTTGTAATACTGATGCTCGGGCGGCCGCAACTTGTTCCTGACTTTCTTTTTTGGCAGCATATTTAGCAGCAATTTCATCGCGATCGGCAATTTCTTGCTCGGTCATTGGACGAATTATTTCTTCGCCTGTTTCGCTATTGACTTCTTTAATCATTTCTTGGCTCATTATTTAACTCCATATAGTAGGACTGTTCCACCGCTAAAGCTTCCTGCGCTCGGCACAAAAACCAAACTTGTGATTGCGGAAGTACTTGTCCAAGCTCCGCCAACTGTGCCTGTGTGATAATCCCCGCCGTTGATTCTGTATTGTCCATAAACACTTACAGGCTTGTAATAGCTGGTTGAATCGGGTTGTTGAATTGTAACTGCAAATGAATTTACAGTTTGACCGCTTCCGATTTCATTACCAAAATACAATGGTATCGTTTCGTTCGAATAACCTTCATCGCCATAAACTCTTGGAGATGTATTTGGTTTGCCCCAACGCGCATTGCCATAAAATCCGGTTGTGCCATTATTCACTTTGATTGTTGTTACACCATTTGACGATTGGTTGATGCCGCTGACAATTAGCAACAAAGTGTTATAGCCCGAATTGACAGTAATTGAGGTGCTCGTACTTGATAATGTCGTGGTTGAAATCAAAGTCATTCCGCCGCTTGCTGCGGTAGCCCATTTCAATCCTGTTGATGTTGTTGAATCTGCTGTCAAAACTTGTCCATTAGTTCCGACCGCCAAACGAGCTGGAGTATCAGCTGCGGTTGCAGATATTAAATCGCCTTTAGCGTCTAATATGGTTAATGGATCTACTGCAACCCAAGTAAAATCTAAATCCGTATTTGATGCTTTTGAGAGAACCTGTCCAGTTGTGCCGCCTTTGAGATCAACGAAAGAAGTATCTATTGAGTTGCCCAAAGTGCGCATCGCCAGAGCGCCATCTTTGACGAGATCTGTATCGTCAGGGGTTTCCCACCCGAAATTTGTTGTTGTTGCCATTAGCTGATTACTCCTATCGCGTCTTGCCATTCTAGCGTATTAAGTATCGTATTCCACGTTTCTGCCGCGTTCACTTGATCCCAATTCTGGGCTACTGCGCTGAACTCAGTCGGTGATGCGGTGAAAGTCAATGAGAGGCCATTAAGGGTGCTAGTCCAAGTCCAACCCTCGATATAACCGGTAAATTCGCCGCCGTAGATATTGATGGGCAGATTGGTTATTTTGACCGGCTGGCCCATAAATACATTTATCAAGGCATCTCGGTCGGCGTCAGTCATTTCGGGATTTTGAAGCGGAAAGGTAATGGTGTCGAATAGGGGACGCGGATAAGCGCGTAGAGCCACTTGGCGATTCACTATGTTTTGAGCGTCTGTCGCATCGTGAACCAGAGAATTTTCTTGGACTGAATAAAGGCCGTAAAGGTCTATTGAATCTTGATCCGTCGCACTCTTAGAACTATTGAAATTGTTTCCATAATTGACTTCGTATTTATTGATTATCTTGCCGGAGCGAATAGATTGCTTAATGCCAGCTGCAAAGGCTTCGCGAGCGTCCAATTCGGTGTATCCATTGGCAAGTAGGTAAGTCTGTCGATGGGCCGCATCAGCGTAACCAATCTCTCCGTTGGCGTTTTCATAGATATATCCAAGAGCTGAGTTGGCGATTTGGGTGACGATTGAATAGTAATCAATTGGGCTGGCTGAACGCTGTTCCATTTCATACTGACCCGGACGATCTATTTCCCCAAGTCCAACGTCACCAGCATTTGCCCAAGTCGTTGTCGGGTCAAAACTGCTCCATTGTTGAGCAGGACTAATTTCATTCCAAGAGGCTAATAGCAAGTCGCTTAGAATTGTAAAGATTTGATCTCCGTCATCGTCTTGGGCAAGGCTAGAAGTCCAGATGGCTTTTGACAGTTTAGATAATGCGCCTAAAGCGACAATTTGAATCTGAGTCACATAAGCGACTTCACCAGCGGTTCTAACGCTAGTCGAAACGTCGCTGATTCTTCCACCAAATAAACTAACCCAATTGCCGCTCGTATCTTTGACTTCGAGGGTTACGCCAGTATTGACGCTCCAATCATAAAATGCGTTGGTTGCGTTAATGAGTTGCAAATTGCAATAACCGGCTTGCGCTTGAGTATTGACGTCAGTACGTCCAGAAGTGGCTGTGAAGCCGACAAGCGTTAAATCTGTGGCATCTGTGCCGTTAATTAAAACGCGATACTCGGGCGTCCAAGCTGTCATAATTCGTTGCGAATTCCAAATAATCCGCTACCGCCGCCAGTTCCGCGAGAGTTTGAATTGTTGAGAGCTGAGACAACTGCTCGAGTGAAACCTTCTTCATCAATTGCGCTGGGGGCATTGACGTTAATCGTGATGCCTTCCATTGAACGAGCTTCACCTAATCTAAATGAACCAGCATTGAAATTCGAGACTGTAATAGGCGCACTTGAACCAGTTGGAGCAGAAGGCGCTTTGGTCGAACTCGGTGCCGTCGATGGTGAACTACTTGGCGCTGGAGGTGGAGCAGGAGGCGTAGGAGGCTTGGGCGGATTGGGAGCTGGAGGAGTTGGGCTTGAAGATCCAGAGCCAGAGCCATAAGAAGGCGCTTTAATTGGCGCAACGTTTGGAAGTATTGGAATTGCGTTGTAAGCGCGTATGAGTGCGTTAATTGCATCAATCGCGAACGAAACGGCTGATTTGACGGCATTGACGACTGATCCAACAATATCAACAATACCACCGGCTATTTTGCCAACAAATTTAAGAGCATCGCCAAGATTGTTGATGAATATCGGGATAATGAAATTGCGAATGAAATTGTATAAAGTCGTTAAGGCTTCTCGGTTGTTGTCAATCGCATCTTGAACTGGTTTGAGTGCAGCGTTCTTAAATTCAATAAATTTAGGTATGACTGTATTGATGAAGAAGTTTAATAAGTTCTGCAAAGTCGGCAAAAGTGCTGCACCGATAGATTCTTTCGCTTCATCAAAACCGACCTTTAATCTTTGAATTTGACCTTCGAAAGTATTGGCTTGAACTGCCGCTGCACCGCCAAAGGTTTGACCCAATTGATTAACCGCACCTTGCAATCCCATCGTTTTGATTTCGGCAGTCGAAAGACCAATACCTAAACGCGCAAGTGAGGAAGTATTACCTTCGTAAGCTTTACCTAGTGCGTTGGAAACTGTCTCAACACTTTTACCGGTAGCAGCTGAAATATCTAAAGCTAAAGTGAGTAATTTTTGTGATTGTTCGACTGATCCAGTTGCCGTAGCTAATCTCTGTAACGCTGGACGTAGTTGATCGTCTGCTATTCCAGTAGCCAACGAGGTCTTTGTAATCTGCTCCTCGACTGCCGCTATTTGGGCTTCTGTGGCCCCTGTAACGTTCTCTAAGGCTAGGGCTAGGCGCTTCTGTGCAGCTTCATCTTCTATGGCTGCTTTGACGCCTTCAATGGCTAATTTGCCAGCATAGGCGGCAGCCGCAGCAGCGGCAGCAGCAAAAGCGGCAGCAGCAATCTTGCCGAACTTTTCTAACTTACCGC